CGGAGCGGATCGTAGCTGGGCGATGAACTGTCCAGCATTCGCTCGTCCGGCGCCTGCGGCAGAAACTGCTGCGACACCTGAAGGATAAAGTCCCGCTGCGCCTGTAAGGTGCGAGCGTGTTGTTCAACTTCGGCCTTCTGGGAGGCCAAGGCTTCTCGTTCCTTGGCGTTTTCCTGAGTGCCGCGTGTGAACGCTGATTGTGCGAGGTATCCGCGTTTGAGGTCCTGAACGGAGATCACGGTGCCGTCTTTCAGGCGCACATTCGCGGTATCGGCCGCGAACTTGCCTGACTCGTAACCGGGTCCGCCCTCCTCCTCTTCCGAGGCTTCCTCTTCAGACGCTTCCGAAGGTTCCTCGGCTTCCGGCTCCTCGCCTTCCGCTTCCGATTCCTCTGGCTCGTCCTCTTGGGCCTGATCTTCTTCCTGGAGGTCCGTTTCCGGGTCCGTCAGAACATCAGTGAGAGCATCAACACCGTCGTCAAAAGACAACGGGCCGTCGTTACCAGCCTCTTGCGAGGGGTTGGTGTCGGACATTCAGTTTTCCTTATGTTGAGCCGGGGGTCGTTTTAAGCGAACGAGCCGGGTTCGTCCTGCACGTCTGCCGCCATGATGTAGCGGTCGAGCACGTTGCGGATTTCGTCTGCCACTTGCGCGACCTGCTGCAAGCGGATGATGTTGGACTTGTCGTCAGGGTTGGCCGTGACGAGTGAATTCAGTGCATCGGCGCGGATGTCGTCCAGCGCCTTGTTGAAGATCGGGTCTGCCTTGAGCCTTGCGGCTTCCTTGGCGAGGTGGCTGCTCATCAGGTCGTCGTGATGCCGGCGATCTTGTACGGCGCGTCGCCCGGCGCAGGAATCACGCTAAACGTCAGGATATCACCCGCCTGCACCCGGAAATTCGTCGTTGCCGCCGTGGGATTGGCGGCCACAAGGTAGCAGAACGCGCTGTCAGACGTGATGGTAATGAACCGGGTCTGCGCCGCGAACTGCGCCGACTGCGCCGACGTGCCGCTGATCGCGACATTCTGCTCAACCGCCGCTGGCTCGGCCCAGATGTCAGGTCCGCCCGCCATCTGCGGCTTCTTGGTGTGCTCCTTGATCCAAAGCGTCGCCATCTATCCTATTCTCCGCTCGGTGCAGCCTTGGCCGCTTCCATTTTCTGCTGATGCGCCTCTTGGCTCTGCATGGTCTTGAACACGCCGGCTTCCATTTGCTGGCGATGCTGCTCGGCCTGCTGGTGAAGCGTCTGCTGGTGCATCTCTCGCTTCATGTTCAATTCGGCCAGCTTCAACTCGCGCTGCATCTCGAATTCCATGATCGCAAGCTGCTTGTCGAACTCGAACTTCTGTTGCGCCTGAACCATCTCGGCATGGGTCTTCTGGTTCTGCGCCTCGATATCAGCCTGCATCTGCACGGCCTCAATCTGGGCTTTGCGCTCGTCCGCCTGCGCGTCCAGTTGCGCCTGCTGCTGCCCAAGCTGGAGCTGGGTCTGCGCCTTGACCTGCTCCTTTTGCATCTCAGGATCGGGCCGGTTGGCCGCCTCCTGCTTCATCTGCTCAAGAAGCTCGGGCTTGATGTCGAGGTAGAACTGATCGGGGTTCTTGATGCCGGCGCTTTCTGCCAGCTTGATCGCCGTCATGTTGATCTTGGGCACCATCTCAAGCGCCTGTGCGCTAAATCCGCCCTGCGCCAGCCGATCGGTCATCGCCATCTGGACGTTGAGGATCTGGTTCAGCATCGCCATGTCCCGGTCGCGTGAGCCCGTGCCAAGGCCAATATTGATCGTGGCGTCCATGTTGGCGTTCCACGAGCGCGGGTCCATCTCGACCCAGGTATCGCGAAGGCGTATCGTTCTCGGGCGATCCTGATGCTTGACGATCAGCTTGAGGATTTGCCGGAACACACGCCGCCAGCCCAATTCGGCTTGGTTGCGTGCGATCAGCTCGATCTGGGAATACGCCGAGTCTTTCTGGTTGTTGGCCGCCGTCGCGGTCTGGTTTTGCAGCGCCTCCGGGTCCAGCGCCATGGTCGAGCGGGACACGCCAGTTCGCATTTCCCGCACGTTGTCGAAGTGCTGGAGGCCCAATAGCGCCTTATCGCCAATGAACGGGACGGCAAGCGGGGCCGGCGGAATCGTGGTCTTGCTGTTAACCCAGACAGTCGCGCCAAACCTCGGGCTGCGAAGCGTGTCCGGGTTGGAAACCGTGCCTTCCTGCGCAACCGTCATCGGGTTGTTCACCCAATAGAGGTTATCGAGCATCTGGCGGGTCAGGACCGTCTTGACGCGCTGGATGTCCGACACATCGTCGGCCACCGATCGGGCGTCCCAGCGATGCGGCACAGGCTCGCAAGGGATATCGGAGAACGGCACGTCGTCCTCCCAGACTTCCCAATCCAGAAGCTCGCCAGTGCCTTGCGCGCCCGCATAGTATGCCCGCACGTTCTCGGCAATGCCGTCCCCGTCTACGTCCGCCTTGACGTAGCACTCGAACAACTCAACAAACAGCATGGACTCATCGCCCACGTTGTTGAAGAACGTAGACGAGTTTTCGTCCCGCGAAATCTTCTCTTGCAGGATCGACGAGAACCGATCGACCGGGATGCTCTCGACCAACTCACGGTCAAAGCCCATCTCGATCAGTTCGGAACGGGTCACGTCGCGCCGATGGGCACAGAACCGCGCGTCCTCGATGCAGGTCGCTTCCCGGTCCAACAGGAAATCTTCCGGGTTGATGCAATCGACGCGAAGCCGGCCCTCGGGGCGAACAACGCGCTTGAGCTTCAGTTCATACGTCGGCACCTGAACGGCCATGATCTGGCCGTCTGGACCGGGGACAGGAACAGTCTGCGGCTCGCCCTGCTTCTGCGCCAGTATCTCCGTGTTGCCGTCCTGCTGAAGGATGGCGATCTGCTCTTCGGTCAACCCGGAGTGCTCGGTGACCTCGAATTCCTTCTTGGTGTCCCACCAGTGCTTGATGATGCCGTTGCCCTGCAGCAAGGAATCATGCGTGCCATTCCACATGATCCGGTAGCCAGGGTTTTCCTTCATGAACACGTAGTTCACGTAGTCCGTGGCCTGCTTGGCGAATTCCTCGTCGCTCGGCTTCTCGGGCTCATAGATCGCCATGCGATCGGAGGCCGTGAACACCCGGATGATGCCAGGCAGCATCCAGCCGATCGTGTCGGCAACGTCCATGGACACGACAGACGAGCGGCCGGTCATGGCCGGCGTATCGCTCATCTCGCCGCGATAATATTCGAGCGCCTTGGAACGCTTCTGCGACAGCTCGGTATCGTCGTAGGTCAGGGCAGAGCTGATTTCCTGGGACAACAGGGCCTTGAGCCTGTCGTCGCCCATCTTCTCCTCAGACAACCCAGTCTTCCTCGGGTTCGTGAACGACGGTTACGGGTCTGATCATGCTGTCCAATGTCATGGCGAGGTAGCGGAATGCGTCAGCCGCGTGGCTCGTCCAATCGTGGACAGGCCGCGGCTTTAACGCCTGCAATTTGTCGTCGAACTCGGCGCGGTAGAGCTTCAAAGCATCGATACCGCGAGCGCATTTTCTCGCGTCGAACCAGCAGCGCGGGATGATGGTGCGAACGGCGTTAATACCGTCTTCAACCCGATGCATCGGCGCAATGGTGAGGTTCTTCAGCCCAAGGCTTTCCAGAACTTCCAGGCGAGACTTACCTGTTCCCAATTCCTTAGCCTGCGCGTCATGTGGTACGATATGAGCCGCGTATAGGTAAGGTTTCGATCCGATCTCGCGGACATAATGCCCAAGGTCAACACCGGATGATTCGTAATAGTCCACCAGCCGTATTTCGCGACCAACGACCTGAGCAAACCAAATCGCTGTCGAATCTCGAATGCCAAGATCCCAAGCGGTGTATACCTGCGCTGTAGGCTCGTAAGGCACGCCGGCAATTCTCTTGTCGGCGTCGGCTTGCTGCATGAGCTTGCCATAATACGCTCCAATGACAGCAGCCTCGAACGAGCACTCGAACTCTTGCGCGTATTGCTCTTCCGTCAGTCCCGCGCCCAGGCTTTCAAGCTCTTCCGGCGGAATAACCCCGGTCTCAGATGCCTTCAGGACAGCCCTGAACCAGCCAGGCAACTCAGCGCCGCTCTCGTCGCGGTCGATCTTGTAGAACCAATCCCGGCCCTTGGGCGTGCCGATAAACGTGCCCCATCCATTGTAATCGGAAAGGGTCGGTCGTATGACCTCGGGCCAAGCCCTGGGGTCCATCTGCGCCGGCTCATCGATCGTAACGCCGTCATTGTAGAGACCGCGCATACGGTCGTAATTGTCAGCACCGTACAGGCGAACACGAGCACCATTGGGGTACTCCACCCACAATTCGCTTTCGCTGATCTGGATGCCCGGTATGGGCGCCGAGTAGTGCTTCAGATAGCCCCAAGCCACGTCCTTGGCCTGGGTGTAGGTCGGGGCAACGTAACTATACCGCGGAGGCGGGAATTGCCTCGGATTGGTCAACGCCGCCTTGATCTTGTCGTTGATGCAGCCGACCGTCTTGCCAAAGCGCCGATGGGCGACGATCTTGGCAAAGCGTTCTTTGCGGTCGTGATAGGGCTCGAACTGAGGACGCGGCGTGTACGGGATTACAATTTGAGCAGCCACAGGACAAATTCGCCGCCATAACCAACAACGGTGCAAGCAACCGAGATTGCCGCGAAAACGCCGGCCCAAAATACCGGCTCGCGCCACGCGTTCGGAGCAAAAGGCCTCATCACGATTTGAGCCATGTGATGGTGATCGGCCCGCCGTCCTCGTCACCCTGAACGATTTGCGTAGGCTTACCCCACCCTCGATCCAAAAGGCTGTTTGCCGCCGCTACGCGAGCCGCTGGCGGGGCTTCGGCCGAGTGCATGATGCTGGCAAGGGTTGCTAATGCGCCCTCTGTGTGGCCTCGCGCCAAAGATCGAATATCGGTAGGAGTTTTAGCCATTTACTGAACTTGGGGTCAAATCTTGAACTTGGGCCACTCATGCGGCGTTCCGGTATACGGCCATTCGGGATGAGCGAGGGAGGAAAGCTCATTCATGCCGCTGACCTTGAACACGTGCGTTCCGTCATGTTCGCCTGTTCTTGTTCCAGTGGCGGGCTCGGCCAGTCTGCGCCAACCAGAACGACAGAACCGTGCTAAACCCGTAGCGAATGTGAATTGGCTCTTTCATGTCGCTCTATCGAGTCTTCACCGCGTAAATCTCGCCCTTGTGCGAAACCAGAGCTGCCTTGCCCTTGGCGATCTTCTTGGCGAGGCGCTTCAAATGCTTCTTGGTCATGCCCCTAGCTCCATTCCTCGAATGAGTTCTTTGCGTCTTTCGCAAAGACGTAGTTCATAAGTCCAAAGACGATGTTGAGCAGAACCAGACAAAAATTCAGCGGCTCGCCCAGAAACGGCAGGTTGATCAAGACCGCGAGCGCATTCAGCGCTACCATCGAATAGAAAAACCTGTGCATCAGGCCGGATCGCTTTCTGGCGCGCTGTACTCACACGGCGCCGTGTCCTGGTTGTAGTTCGGAGGCGGTGCAGGGCTGAACGCCCTCCCCATCGTCCTCGCAAATACGTTCAGATCGTCTATCCCGCCGCCTCTCGTGTAGGAGCGGTCCTTTGAGTAGAAGTCAGGGTAGAGGATGTCGGCCATAGCGCCCTCAACGTTTAGTCCCGAAGCGGCGCGCGCTCACAAATCCCGCTGGGGGCAGGGGGTGATGTTCGGGATGGGCAGCGCACCGCTTCGAGAGGCTGGCCCTTCGCAGCTCGTCAGCAATCGGGAATTGCCCGATCGGGCCAAATTGAAAATGGGCAAAGAAAGCCCTCTGGCCTGAACCGCGGAAAAATCGGCAGGCCCGGTGGTAAGGGATGAACCCACGTCACCGTTGACGTGAGAAATGCCACGTTCAAATCCGCTTCGCTTGAACGGCGAGTGCACTCCAGGTTCACAGCGTGGCCTTCAGCTTGCGTAGGAGCGCCGCTGATGCCTTGTAAGCTTTCTGGTAGGTCGAACCACCATCCTGTCGCTCGACGCGCTGGGCGGCTTCCTCAAGCGCCTTACGAGCTGCGTCTGCGCGTTCAAGCTCAATCCGACGCAGGAAGTCAGCGGCCCCGCAGAAGCCGCTTCCGCCCTGCATCTCCAAGTCGTTTGCGGCCTCCTCCAAGCTAACATCGCGCGTCATACCGCTGCCCTCGCCCGCTTGCTGGCCCGCGGCCGACGATGGCGCTTGCGACGCGGTTGCCTCACCCGCTCCAGCCCATCGAGGTTGATGTCGTCAAACTCGCCGCGAATGTGTCCGAGAACGAGGCGGTTGATTTCAGCCTCAGTGACCCTGCCAGCGACGAGGCGGCCCCTGGGGTCGTATTTCGTCAGAACGTCGAAAACGCCCTCGACGTTCTTGACCTCGCCCCACCTGTCCGGTTCTGTCATGAAAAACAGATAGCCAGGCATCAGCGCCCGTTCCCGGCACGAGAACTTCCCGTCGCTCGCCCATGCCCGAACGTAGGTCGGCAGGAACGTCCCGTGATTGGTCTTCTCGATCTCCGGCCTCACCCAGTGAACGCGATTTGAAAACGTCCGGCAGACAGCCCAGTGTTCGGTTGGCATCTTCGCCATCATTGTGCCCCAGTGGTTGCGTGCCGCTAGGTTGCGTTTCACCCTCCCCCTACGGGGGAGAGGGTGCAACCGCAACTAGTTGCGGCAGGTTGCGGTGATAGGTTGCGCGCAACTAGTGCAACCTGAACGAATTAAGAACAAACGAGCCTCCAAAGCTGGGTGTTGCCGCTCGCGTCAAGGTCTGTTTCGATCATTTCCTTTTCGACCATGGAGGCCAGAGAACGGCTCAGCGAGCCCTTGTTGAGCCCTGTCATGGTGAGAAGCCGCATAAAGCCAAGCTCGCTTCCTGCGGCCTGAAATGCCTTGAGGATGATGCTTTCGTTCTTACTCAATACCGCCGGCTGCGCCCCCTCTGGGGCCGGTTCCTCATCTCCTCTGAGATTCAGAACCAGGGTCGATTGCTCTTGTCCGTCGTGCTCGAAATGAACCTTGGCTGTCTGTAGCTTGACCGTCTTGAACTCCTCGGCGTCCTTTTGCTTGCCTTCGGGTGCTTCGTTGATGATGTCGATCTGGTCATTCTTGCGGCTGATCTTGATGACGGTATCCGCGGCTCCGCGGAGGACGTTTGAGCCGCGCTCTCGGCGGTCCTCGTGGACGCCGGAATGATGGATGATCATGACGTTGGCGCCCGTGGCATCACGGAGACGATCAGAAGCGTTGACATAAGCGTTCATGTCCGCCTGCTTGTTTTCGTCTCCCGAGCCGAAGGTGCGGGCCAAGGTGTCCATGACGATCAAAACCGGCCTTGTTGGCAGGGCCAGGATGGCATCGACCATCGCGTTCAGATCGTCCGAGGTGATCGCTACTGGATGCGGGATCATCTTGAACTGAGGCTTGGGGAGATCCCTGCCCCGCGTCTTGCGCCAGCCCACAGCGCGCCGGCCAAGGCCGTGGGCGCCTTCCGCGGCGACGTAGACCACAAGACCCTGCGAGGTCTGTTTGCCGTGCCACGAGGCGCCTGTGGCGATGCAAAGAGCTATGTCCAGGGCGACAAACGATTTCATCGCGCCTGATCGGCCCCAGACGACCGATAAGCCTGACTTTGTGAGTATCCCATCAATCAGCCATTGCGGGGGCTCGAGGCGCTCGATCTCGTCGATGTCGAGAAGCTGGATGCGTGGTCTCGGCTTTACCGATACCATCGTGGCAGCTTTGACGATCGCATGGGCGTTCCTGCCCTCACGGATGCAGTCAGCGGCGTCCCATTTATCCGGTGCGTCCTCTGGCGGGGTTACGCCGAGGACCGTGCAGCCCAGCGCCAGCAGGCGCTCGGAGACGCGCTGCGCGTAGTCGAACCCTGGGTGATCCTTGTCCGGCCAGATGATGACCTTCTTGCCGGCGAGTGGGCTCCAGTCTGTCTTGTCAATCGGAGCGTTGGCGCCCTGCATCGCGGTCGTGGCTGTGATACCTACCGAATTCAGCGCGTCAGCACAGCCCTCGCCCTCTACCAGGACGACGACGGGAGATGTCGCGATCTCAGGAAGGCAGTAAAGCGGGCGCATGTCAGGCGCGCCCATCACCCATTTCTGTTGTCCATCGACCGTCTTGAAGCACCACGGGCGAAAGGTTTTGGAGTCGCGTGTCCCGTCTGGCTCGAAGCGAACCACGGACGCGATAATGTTGCCGTGCAGATCGTAATAGCGATAGTTCGCAACAGGGGCGCCGAGTTCGATGTTTTCCTGACGTGGTTTGGAACCAAGCTCGTTTTTGCGCTTTTCGATCTGAGCTAGTGGCGTGGGCTGCCACGATGGGCGTTCCAGTTCGACCGGATCATTGAAATAATCGCGGGCGATTTCTTTGAGGCTCAGCACAAAGTTGGCATCGCCTTGGTATCCGCGCCATGCGCGGTACAAGGAGATCAGATCGCCACCATCCTTGGTCGCGTGGTCATACCACTCGCCGGACGCTAAGCTGATGGATAGCGAATTGCCCGGCTCGCCGTAAACATTGCCGATACGGGCTTCATTCTTTGTGAAATAGGCGCGGCCTGAAAAAAGCCAATTGATGAATCCGCGCACGTCATCGTGCAGCCTCGTGCGGATATCCTCCACATCGATGCCAGTTCGCGACACCTCGCCTTGCTTGCGAGCGGTGTTGAAGTCCAGAAGTTGCCCCGACAAAACTGTAGCCGCTTTCTCCTTATGCTACGCGAAACCAGTTGCGGTGATGCCTGAAAGTGATGCTATTCGGTCCAGCACGTCGCCCTGTGCGAGCACATCTTGCACAGGAAATGACTCGGGTTCTCGGTGATGCGTGGCATCAGTTCGCCATGCTGCACGGCTCTGATGACGGCCACAGCGCGGTCGGAAGCTGCCTGTGCGGCTTCTGCGTCGAACGGCACCAGGAGATGCAGGATCTCGCAGTTGTCGGCATTAACGGCAGTGAACAGCGCCGGGTGCTCCTCAAGGCCAAGATAGGCCATGTAAAGCTGGCACTGATCGAAATACTGCGGATAGGCTTTGCGCAGCCCGTCCTTCTCCAGCTTCTTCCAGCCGGACGAGCCGAGCGCCTTGTGCTCCCAGAGCGCCGGATATTTCAGGAAAAGCGGGCCTTGGAGCAGGATGCCATCGCAGTGGCCGCGGAACAGACCATCAGCGGACGAGAAGCCGGTTCGCTGCGTGCCGCGCTCCATGCGGAAGCCGGCTTGAGCCATAGCCTTGACCGTGATCTCCTCGAAGGCGTGCCCTCGGGCAAAGATGCGCTTGGTGCGGGCTGGGAACGTGGAATCGCGCTGCCAATCGAATTGCACCTTGCGGAGACATTCCGAGCCGATGGCGGATGCGCCGAGATATGGACGGCGCGCTTCGCGTTCTTCGGTCAGGGCACCGGCATCAAGCACAGCGTTGATGAGCTGGTTGATGTCGGCGGATGCGTTGTTCTGGCGGTTGAAGTCGAGCATTGGCCCCTCAAGCAAGATGATATTTGCGGCAGTAGTGGCAACGGTACGGCTTGCGGCGGTGGCGCACCTCACTCCTCCGCTTGCCGGCGATACGCGACGCTTCCGTGAAAGAGCCGAAAGACACCTTGCCCTGACATCCGGCCATCGCGCGCTCACTGAGTATCTTCTTTGCTGCCGTTTTCTGCTTGCGCTTTTGGTACTCAGCGCCGGGAGAAAAAGCGTTATTGAAATCGAGCATTATCACCTCCTAAAATGGGATATCGTCGTCCATCTCGCCGCGGGCCAGTAGAGGCCCGCGCTTGGCTGCTGAAATCTCGCGCTCGACTTCCGGCTGAGATAGCCGATGCACCACCTTGTCAGTCGCCCCCTCATCACGAGCGGCGAGAGCCGCATCGACGAGCCGGTGGCAATGCCAGGCGAAGCTGGTCATGTTGTCCTTGGACCACCCGCCGACCGGCTCACCCCAGGGCATGTTCAGATCCGCAAGGCCCGGCAGGACGGTGGCAACCGCCCCCGCCTCCCAAGGCTCGGGATCACGACCCTTGAGAGTGCGGATTGCTACGTCGTAGCCGATGCCTTCCGTGGTCGCCTGCATGGCCTTGGTCTTGATCCAAGCAAACACGCAGGCAGCCGCAATCCATCCCCACTCGATCTCGCTCAGCGAGCCGATCGATGCTCGGGCGTTGATGTCGCCGCCCGAGATCACTTCCTTGGCCGCGTCGATGGCGGCTTGGGTCGCGCGAACGTCCCAATCCGCATCGATGTCGCGAGCCTTCTTGGCTGCGGCCTGGGCCATTAGCTAGCCCATGCCGGCTTGGCTGCAGCAGTACCAGCCGCGGCCTGAGCAGCCACGTTGGCAGCCGCAGCCCCGATCGGAGCAAATGAACCAGCCGGCTTGGCGACCTGCTCGACCTTAGCCCAGGTCTTGCGGTCCGGGGTGATTGCCGCGTCAAGGGTGTTCTTGTCCTTGAAACCCGAGCCGGGCTTGGCCACTTCGATGCCGATCTTGGCAATGAAGCGAATGCCGTCGAAGTCCCCCCACGAGGTGACGCGGCGGCCGTTCTTGGCTGCCTCCGACTCGTCGTCAGGCCGAATGCCGCGGGCGCTTTCCAGGATGGCGCGAAGACGCGAAGCCGAAATCTCGCCGGCCTTGGCGTGGCCTTCAGTCGTCCCCTCGATCGTGAAGAGCGACCAGAACTTGCGCTTGGCGAATGGTCCTTCCAGCACGGTGAACTCGCAATCGAGCGCCATGCTATCGCCGTTCTTGGAACGCTTCATCCACCCGCCCTCGCCGGCATTGCCGGGACGGATGGTCATGTGGACCGGCGCAATCGTGCCGTCCGCGATGAGACCGCTTTCGCGCTGCTGTTCTGCTGAGTTGAAATCGTAAGCCATGGTGTCTGTCTCCTTCGGTTTGCTGGTTAAGCTGCTTCGGTTTTACTCGGGATACTGTGGTCAACTGCGTGTCGCGGGGTCTTGCTGGTGATCTTCTGCAAGAGTTTGCCGAGATGCGGCTCCTCGATCTGATCGAGCCGGCCGGAACGATCCTTGGCGGGATAGACCCACGGATTGGGCTGGGTGCAGACAAAGGCGCGAACGGCCTTGCCATCACCGAAATCCACAAATTGCAGCGTCATGATCTGATCGACGATGCCGGGGAGTTCCTTGCCGGTCTTGCCGCCCTCGATCTGGAGCTGCCAGGACGTGACGTTGAACTCGTCCTTGAGGTTTTCGAGGATGCCGACGAAGATCACGTTCTTGCCGCGAGTGTGCTGCAAGTGGGTGAGCCAGCCGATCATCTCGCGGCCCATCAGGCCGTAAGTGCCGCGCGTGTCCTTCTTGCCCCGCTCGTTGAAGCTCTCGGGCTGCTGCTCGCACCATTTGAAGCAGAGCCGGCCGGCGACGGTGATGGAGTCAACGAAGTAGGTTTCGTACTTCGCGAGCCCGCTATCGCCACCCATGGCCTCGCAGACGGCATCATAGTGGGCTTGACTGTAAACTGCGGTCGCAGGCAGTGCCGGGTTCGGGCCGCCAAGGTAGACCGCAAGATCCCGGCACTCTTCCCATGTGCGCGGGCGCATCGTGTCCACCTCGACATCCTGCACGGCAAGGTCGCCGGCTTCCAGGTCGATAAAGAGGGACGACGGCAGATTGAGCGTGCGGAGAAGTGTCGTCTTGCCGACGCCGGCAGGACCGACAATGAGCGCCTTCACGCCTTTGTCTTGCGCCATCCGCTCGTCGGCGGAAATGATCTTCAGTTTACGTTCCACGTTTAGCTCCTTTGGCTGCTTGAGAGGACTTGTTCGAGGTGGTCGGTCGCAAAGAAAGTCTTGTCGCGGCGATAAGCGGACTTGAGCGCGCCCCATTCGGTCAGCAGCTCAAGCGCTTCCTCTATCGACTTCGCGGTGCCCCATTGATGGCCGAGCGCATGGCAGACTTCCCGGAATTGCTTCTGGGTGGCCGACAGCGAGCCGCCCGGCTTCTTCATTTCTAACCACGCAACGCGCCCTTGCGGGAACATGAAGCAGAGATCGGCGACGCCGGAGCGCACACCTTCGGCCTTCATCTTGACCGCGTTGCGAATGTGCCGGTTCGCCTGGTTTGGAATGGCGAAGTAGTAAACGTCAGGACTGGCCGCATAGTAGAGATAGTCGATCAGCGTCGCTTGGATGCGATGCTCGGATGGGCCGGGTGGCTTGGCGCTTGGCTTTTTCATGCGACGCTCCACACCAGCGTCGGCTGCCGCCTGAATTGCTCAAGGCGTTTGTCGATGTAGATCGGATCTTTTTCGCCGCGGCGCTTTCGGTCGAGCGCGGAGTATCCGGGCGGCGGGTCGCCGCAGATGATCCCGGTAATGGTCCTCGGGACTGACAGGCGCCGAGCACGATCCTCAAGTAGGTCGAGCGAAGCCACGACAGGGCGAACGGCATCAACTCCTTTTTGCTTGATGCCGGTGCAGCGCTCGCCGCTCTTTGCCTTGCGGATGGCTTCGGCTTCGTTGCGGCGCTTCTTTTGCTCGTCGGTCATGTTGAGCCAGCGCCAGCGGTGCTCGCAGCTTCGCCATGACCGATCCATGAGGCGGCCGATCGTCTTGAAATCCCGGCCGTGCGTTTCCATCAGCTTCAGAAGCTCGGCCGTCTCAGCCTCGTCCCACATGCGGTAAACCATCCCCTACCCTCCATTGCCCGCGCCTGTGATGCTGGCGGGCCTACCTGCGCTT